TTTAACTGGTCAAGGTAGTGTTGGAGCAGTTGGTAATTTGCCCTATAGTCCCACTAATAGCATTAGTCGCACTTTAACTGCAGATTATTTTGGAATTACGAGTAATTCAGTCACGAAAACTTTAACTGTTTATGTTCCACCTATTTTTAATATTTCTACTAATAAGACCGAAATGATGCTTACAGATACAGCTAATATTTCTTGGTCTGTTAGTGGTGATGGCGGTGGATTAAATTGGACTCCTATTTTAACATGGTTGTCTGGCGGTCTTACTAATGGTAATTTAACTAGTAATTCAGACGTAACTCCATCAGATACTACAATATACACAGGTCAAGTTTCTGGTGTAGGTGGAACTGATACAGGTACTGTAACTGTTATTGTTTATCAACCAGTACAATTATCTGTAGATCCTCCAACTAGTTTGGTATATAACAACCAGGGAACTATTAATGTTACAACAAAATATGCTACAGATTCTATAACGATAACACCAACATATAACTATGATTATGTTGGATCTACTACAGGATCTGTGGTTAATTTGCCTGTCAATAATGCTGCTGATATGGGTGGAACCGAATCTACTACAGGATATACTACAACAATACCTTATAATGACAGAGGACCATTAAGTGTTTCATATGTAGTCAGAGCAACAGGTAAATTGGGCAACTTCCAAGAACAAGTAGTTAGCTTTCCAATTATTATTGACGATACTCCAGAGAATCTAAATATTCCAGAAAGTGAGGATTTAATAAAAGATCAAACACCAGTTGTTTCACCTGAGGTAGAAATTTTATCTGAGTTAATCTTGATTGATGATGTCGATATTAAAGTAGAAGTTAAAAGTAACTATCCAATTCAAGTTGACATTAATCAAGATAATGATTGGACCGATGTAAGAGAGATCTAAAATGGCAGACTTTCAGCAAACATTTAACAGCAACGGATCAGTACAAATTCCAAGTTATGCGATTAATATTCGTGTAGATATTGCTGGAGCTAGCGGTGGTGCAGGTGGCAACGATGCTAACGCCAGTCGTGGAGAAGGTGGTGCTGGAAGAAGAGCAAATATATATTTTCCTAATCTTACTGCTAGAAGATTAGATTTCTATCTCGGAAGTGTAGGTGGCGGCGGCGGTGGAGGTGGCAATGGTCCTGGTGGTAGTGGCGGATCATCTCTAACTGCTAGTGGTGGACAGGGTGGAAATTCTGCTGATTATGGATCTTCTGGCGCTGGTGGCGGTGGCGGTGGTGCTAGTGGTATTTTCGATACTTATAGTAATACATGGGTTGCTGTCCTTGGTGGCGGCGGCGGTGGAGGTGGCGCTTCGTTGGGGAGATCCGCCACCAATGGTGGCACTGGTACTGGACTATTAACAGGAAATCCAAACAATCGTACTGTTGGTGGTACTGGTCAAAAAAATACGACTGAAAATGGATCCAATAAGAGTGGTCCTGATGGCGGCGGTGGAGGCGGCGGCGGTGGTGGTTGTGTTGGCGGTGCCGGTGGTGCATATGGCGTTGATAGTAACCGAGGAGGTGGCGGCGGTAGTGGCGGTCAATCTGGTTATAATAGCACTTATTGTAGTTTTAATTCCAATTCAGGATCACAGCATTTTGGTAATGGATTCGCAACTGTTTATTATGACATTGCAATCCCCACAATTAGCAGTTTTTCGGTAAATCCTACAGCATTTAAACGTGGAGAATGTACTACATTATCTTGGTCATCTACAAATGCGTCGAGTGCTAGCATTAATCAAGGTGTTGGAGCAGTTGGTGTAAATGGAAGCACTGTAAATTGTCCCACCAATACTACTACTTACACTTTAACTGTTTTTGGAAATGGTCTTTCCGCAACAGCAACAGCAACTGCTACTGTTTACGTTCCACCTATTTTTAGTATTTCTACTAATAAGACGGAAATGATGCTCACGGATACAGCTAATATTTCTTGGTCTGTCGTTGGTGATGGTGGTGGATTGAATTGGACTCCTACATTGACGTGGTTGGCTGGTGGTCTCACTAATGGAAATTTAACCAGTAATTCGGACGTAACTCCATCAGTTACTACAGTATATACTGGACAAGTTTCTGGTGTTGGTGGAACCGCCACAGGCAGCGTAACCGTTATTGTTTATCAACCAGTAGAATTATCTGTAGATCCTCCAACTAATTTATTGTATGGTAATCAAGGAACTATTAATGTTACCACAAAATATGCTACAGATTCTATAACGGTCACACCAACATATAACTATGATTACGTTGGTTCTACTACAGGTTCTGCTGCTAATTTATCAGTCAATGACAGTGCTGAAATTGGGGGAACCGAATCCACTAATGGATACACTACAACAATACCTTATAATGACAGAGGACCACTAAGTGTTTCGTATGTAGTTAGGGCAACAGGTAAGTTAGGTAATTTTAAAGAAGAGTCATTTACTGTACCGATTATTATTGACGATACTCCGGAAAATTTAAATATTCCAGAAAGTGAGGATTTAATAAAAGATCAGACCCCTGTTGTTTCACCAGAGGTAGAAGTTTTATCTGAGTTAATCTTAATTGATGATGTTGATATTAAAGTAGAGATTAAATCAAACTATCCAATTCAAGTTGATTTAAATCAAGATGATGATTGGAAAGATGTTCGTCAACTTTAACATCATAGATAAATACTAACACTGGGATACACTGTAAGAGGAATGGCATTTTCATTTGCACCAAATAATGAACCACTTTACGTATCCGAAGGCGATTACGTTCAGTTTAAATTTAAAGCGCCACCTAGTTGGAATACAACGCAAACAGTTACTATTCAGGTTGGCGATCTTGTTCAATATTGGTTAATCACAACCATTCCTGAAGATTTCACACCAGATCCATTTCCACTACAAGGATTTGAAGATGCTGAGTTGGATACTTTGTATACTTTTGGTGATGGAAGTAGACCAGGTGAAGTGATACCTACTATCAGTGGATTAACACCAACAACACAAGCACCTGTTGCTATTTCTGGTAATGTTCCAATTCCAAGTGGAGCGTCTATTACTGATTATGTTGCGCTACGTATTGATTATAATGGTGATGGAACATGGGATACTGGATGGATTGCCGCTGATGGCACTCAAAGTGTTGAAAATGGTGCTAGAATTCAGGTAAGGGGTAGAACTTCTACTTTCTACACTCAGTTTATGAATATAAGTTTGGTAATTGGAACTGCCAATGAGACTTGGAAAGTAAGGAATGAAGCAGTTCCTGGAAACAATGCTATACCATTTCCAGATTTTACAGACTTAGATCCTGTTGAAGTAGATACTCTTATCTATAGTGAAGTATTAAGAGTACAGGGAATGAATGAGGATGGATCTATTAGTCTTAGTAATGGTGGAGAATATTTATTATCTTTGACTAGTAATACATCTACAAATGCTGATGGATATGAAGTATTATCTGGTTCTGGTTGGGGTACTAGTGGAACTGTCAGTAATGGTGACTATTTACAATTGAGAGTTTTAAGTCCATCAACTAATTTAACTCCAAAATCGACGGATTTGTCTATTGCTGATGATGCCAATGGATCAAATTGGACTGTTACTACAGGAGTAGCATCTGATACTACTCCGTCTAATTTCTCATTTACAGATCAAACTGGAGTTCTTACAGATACATTAATTGGATCAGATCAGCAACCTGGTTCTGGCATCACTGGGTTAACTGCTGGGTTGTCTGTACCTGTGGAGGTTGTTTCTACAGATTCTAGTTTAGTTCGTGTACAGGTTAATAATGGATCTATTGGTGTATTCCCAACATCTGTACAAAATGGCGATAAATTATTCATCTATCTACAGTCTGCTCCCACATTTAATGCAGTTAGGGAACTTCAGATCAGTGTTGGTGATAGAGATATATCAACATGGACTGTTATAACAGGTAGTGGACCAGATAGTGACGCTACATTTAATATTCCATCAAATTTAATTAATCAAATTCCTGGAACATATGTAAGTAGTTCTCCGGTTACTGTTGCTGGCATTAATGTACCTATTACTATTAATGCTACAAATGGATCATTGATTTCCATTGATGGCGATGCACCAGTTACTGGTCCTAGAACGTTTGATCCCAATGTAAATACTTCATTTACCGTGGTAAGTTTAGTACCATCAAATCTTAATACTACACAAGGTACAACAGTAACGGTTGGAACAGGATCGTTAAACAACCCTTTTACGTGGACGGTATCTAGTTATGCTTCAGCACCACTTCCAGCAAATAATTTAGGTGTTTGGTATAGTAAGAAAGTTGAAAAATTTGATGGTTATCCAATTGGCACTGTATTGCCAATTTTAAAAGATAATCTTGGAACTTATGGTGATCTTGATGGATCTCTTGGTGATAGATATCCTGGATTTATTTCATGTGATGGTAGAGCCTTAGATACAACACTATATTTCATGCTATTTGATGTTATTAAATACACTTATGGTGGGTCTGGTTCTAATTTTAATCTTCCTGATTATAGAAACAGAAGACTATGTGGTACTGGACAAGTTGATGCTAGTAGAGGTAATTCGGTTTCACAACCCATATCAAGTGGTGGATCTATTTTTGGTGTTGGTAATGAAGGTGGATTTTGGTATTTTGATAAAGTAGATGTTTTAGGTACTGATCCATTAGAGCAAATTCAAGGAACTGGTACTACAGGTTTAGATAGTGAGTATTTTACTCTTGGTACAGTAAAATTAGCGGGATTGGAAACAGTAACAGACGATATTGTATTTGCTATTGTTGGTACTGTTGTTGGACAGATTGGTCCATTAGAAGATGTTCTTGTACAAGCTCCTCAACATGATCATGCTTATCTTGCTGCAGTTGTCGATGGAGATGGTGGAGACCCTCTTATACCATGGGGTCCACCAGCTGGTAGGGGTATGTTTGGTTATGGTGGCGAATCTACACAAGAAGGAACTGTAACTAATAATCTTAATACACAAGCAGGACTATGGGAAGATTTCCTGGAAGATCTTGGTGGTGGTAAATTTAAGGCAGAACTGAACAAATATTATGGAGATGGATTTAATTTACGACAATGGGCACTGGAGAACTTACAAACAGGAACATCAGAAGTTAACTATGAAGTAGACGGTGGTAGTTTCCCACTCTTCTATGTTTCAAATGCTGTTTCTTTCAAAGATAAAGATGATGATGCTACAACAGAAGTTGATTTTATGACTTGGTGGTTATCTCCAGCTAGTGGTTTGAGTGGAGCAGATTTGAATACTATAGCAAGTGGTGCTAACGAAGTTGCTGCTATCGTTGATACAGAACCTCTTCGCTTTACAATTGATAGTTACTTACCAGTTAGTGGAAATACAAATAGTCACAGTCATTTCTTAACGCTAGATCCCATTCAAAATATACAATCTGATTTTAGTGGTGGCAATAATAGTGGCGCTGGTACTCTTGCGGCACCAGATGGATCTGGATTAGGAAATGGTGCTACTTCTATTAATTTAATATTCAACCAAACTGAAATCTTTATGGATATGACAGACGCTATATTTACATGGAATAAAAGTTTTGCCAAACCATTTCCATCTGTTACAATGGAACCACAGATACAAGTTCCAATTATCAACCCCTTCCATAAGACTAAATATATTATTAAAGCTTATTGATTATGTCATCATTGCCTGATTATAGACCACATGAATTGATGTATGATAAAAATATCACCCATTGTGAATTTGACGATTTTATAGGGGTATGGAAAAATTTCATGCCTCGTCCCTTATGTGAAGAAATTCGTGAATTTGTAGACAATCAAATTGATCAAGCATGTGTTGTCAATCCAAGTCTTAAAATACAAGAATATGGCGCTCCTGATCATGTGATCAGGTCAGAAGATGTATATGGTGGACAATTAAATCGAAACGATTTTGCGATGGTCATGAATTATGCAAATAGAGATCTTTGCTTAAAAATCAATTCAATTTTAAGATGTTGTGTAAAACATTATGTTTCAGAATATCAATCTTTGATTAAAACAAAAATGATTTCTTCTGATATTAAAATACAGAAAACTCCTCCTGGTGGTGGTTATCATCTTTGGCACTATGAAAATTCTGATGAGACACATGCTAGTAGAGAATTAGTCTGGATGATTTATCTTAATGATATGCCAGATGGTGAAGCTGAAACAGAATTTTTTCATCAAAGACGTAGAATCAAACCTACTGCTGGAACTGTAGTTATCTGGCCAGCAGGATTTACTCATACACATAAAGGAAATACTGTACTTACTCAAGATAAATATATTTTGACAGGATGGTACATTAAACGTAATTAACTCTCATGGAACAAAGAATCGCTCTCATACAAGTTGATTTTGCTAATAATACCATTATAGATGGTGCTTCTGCATCATCTGGATTTAAATTGCTTGGAGATTTTAACGGCAAAAGATATAAAATGGATGAGGAAATTAAGAATAAGTTTCTTAATACAAAAATTTCTGAGTTTTGGCATACCGACAAAGATTTACTTGAGTATTTTCAATACTTTAATGACGATACATATTTCTGTCAAAGAAAACGAGTGAAGTATGATTTTAATACAGAGAGTACATATCTTCAAACTTATAAGTTTACTGGTGCCAGTTCTCAAGAAGCAAAAGAACTATATGAGTTAATAGATACTTTCTTTCAAGTCGTACAAGAAGTAAAAAATGCTAAGGTCAATGAGGTAGTTGCTGGTATTGATCAAGAAGCAGCATTTTTTGAGCAACGTCAGTTTAAATTAAAAAGACAAAAGCGTGAAATGTTGAGTCTTTCTGATTGGAGAATTCTCCCTGATATAGAAGATAGTTATGAAGGCGAGAAAGACGCTTGGATTACTTGGAGAAAATGGATTAGAGAACACTCTACACCAAGTCCTGCAGACTCAGAATTTCATAACTCTGGATTGGAATACTTTAAGTATACTTACAATCTTAAGTTTCCAATTGATCCGATTAAGTATAGAAAGATGTATCCGGAAGGTAAATTGGAAGATGGTGTAACTGATGCTCCAGTATTCATGGATATTAATGATACAAATCAGTGGGTAAAACATGATTCTCAGGCATCTACTGACTTCTTTAAGAATAGAGAAGTTAACATGTTTAACTTAGCGCAAAGAGGAATAGCTCCAACCAGAAAAGTTACTAAGAAAGTACTAGATCTAATGAAAGAGTTGAACATTAATGAAGACGTGGAAGTTGATTGGACAAATTACTTTGTTGATGAAAATGAACTATGATATATGAGATTGATTTACTAAATTATGAACAACTAACATATATCAGTCAATATTTTAATTACTTAACGTTCAAGGATGGTAAGATTAGTAATCCATCTGCAGATAAATGCTGCCAAACAGTATTTGATGGACCGGGACATTATGATCTAAACATGTATTGTCGTGATATAATATTACGTACAGTTCCCTTACATGTATCTGAAATGTCGCAAATATATTTTGTAAAATATGGTGTGGGAGACAAATATGAAGATCATTATGATGCTAATCCATGTGGTGGTGTGAGATCAGATTATAGTATGACTTGTTTTCTCAATGATGATTATGATGGGGGAGAGTTGGTGATAGAGAATGGGAGAAATATCAAATTATCTAAAGGCAAAGCAGTGTTATATCCAGGAAATCTATTGCATCGTGTGAATGAAGTTAAGTTTGGGACTAGAAATGTTTTTATTGGATGGATACAGACACAATGAATGATATTATACAATATAATGATTTTTTTTCTTTTAATGATGTTAGGAAGATACAGTCTAAAGTAGAAGAATCTAAATGGAGATTTGGTCATGGGTCACATGTTGACAAATATAATAGACCAGATAGTATTCCATTTTGGCGTATGGATTTTTTAGAAGATTCATATTTTTCTGATTATCTTCTAAATATCATTAGGGAAAAAACCCATCAAGATTATGATCTATATGATGTATATGCTAATGGTCACACGTTTGGTACTCAAGGAGAGTTTCACGTTGACTGGTATGAATCGAATGGTAGAACTCTAGTATACTATGTAAACCCTACATGGAGACCAGAGTGGGGAGGAAAAACTATATTTCTCCGCAATCAAAATGAATTGGAATATAAAAACCCTATTCCAAATTCTGCTATTCTTTTCCCCGGTGAAATACCACACATGGCAGAGGGAACATCTAGATTATTTACTGGGTTGAGAGTAACTGTTGCTTGGAAACTAATACTAAAATGAACTCATCTTACGACGCATTCTACTTTGATAATTTTATTGAGAATTACGCTGTTCTCAAAGGCAAAGCGATATTATATCTCAGATCGACTGGTTGGAATGCCAGTTCTGATGTAGATGCTATTAATGCCTCACAAAAACTGTATAAAGATATTCTTCCTACTGATCTGTGGACTCTTCTAACGAACTCTGAGCACGTATTTGTTGAGGTAGATGATTTTGATGATATGTTAAATTTCTTGGAGTCAAATCTACCAGATAGTCAGGAGAGTGTTACTACACCAGAAAATTACATTTTCTATTCTCTTGCTAACTCTATTGGTCAAATCGTAATGACAAACGAATGATGTTCTCAGATAACTTTCACATTGTAGAGAAATACAATGTAAACACACAAGAGCATGTTTCGACAATCGAGATGATGCCACGAAGATTTACATGTTTGGTTGATTCTGCATATCTTCCGGACATGGAATCTGATATGATTATCAAATTAAATAAATTATTTAATTACAAACAAAAACACACAACAGACTACAACTACGTTTTTGACAAATATCTTTATATTGAGCATAAAGATAATAATATAATGTCATATTATTGTAAAAATCCAATTCGATTCTCTACTGTTGAACATCCTATTGTTTGGAATAAATTTATTAGTGAGATTGGTAATGACAATATCTTAGATTTTAGAACTAAGATTAGAAGCATTACTAACAATCATGATGCGATGGAAGAAGTAATAATGGGTATGTCATATAACTCATATGGCGTCGTTACTCAAGTTTCTGTCTGGGATGGTCATTACAACTTTGATGTACCGGAGAATTCTTTCCTAACAGAATTGTATCGTCTTCTTACCAAAAGATATGATATTTGTAAAGGAGTTGTATCTCTATTGACAGATAGTACAGATATTAAATTACATTTAGCATTCAGTTATCCAGAGATTTTTGATAATGATGATGAATTGTTTTTAAACAAGACTGTTAAGAATACAAATATTGCTGATGGTATTCTTGATCTGCTCTCTCGTGAGGGTGGACTGGAACTTATTACTAATGAACAGAAAGACTATATCAGATCAATTTGCGTTGGTCAATCCACATTTGAATTGGAGTATATTATTGATGTTAACGGAAATATTAAAGATCTTTATGTCCACCAATGCCGTTTGAGACAATTTGAGGACTTGACAGTAGGTTGACACCTGTGCTATGGTAGCAGAGCGTCCGTCGAACCCCATGGATTGGAATAGTACCACAAAACACGAGAAACGTAAAGATGCGTTCTATATCTTCTATGAGAGCGTTCTCAAACCAGACTATCAGCTACGTCAGGACGCACATGATCAGCAATGCTATCATGAGTTGTTAGAATGGCGTAGTGAGATCATTGAATACCTTGACAAACGTCGTAATGAAGACTTTAATGAAAACTGAAATCAACTGGAAAAATGAGTATTCAAAACAGCGTAAAGATCGTATGCAAGATGCGATCGATGATTACCTCAACGATGATAAAGTATCAGCACGACAAACGTATGAAGAGATGCTATCTGGCGTCGATGATGTGATAGAATATCACAAGACAGCATACTGTCGTGCTATGTCTCTTCGAGATCTTATGACCGGCAACACTGCTCTTAACCTAGACCACCGTATTCCTGAACGCTACTAATGACTGAAGAAGACTTTAAACAAGCAATCAACAACATGTTGATGATGCAGAATAACAATGATTCTAACTTTCAGATTTTACAAGCACAGATTGACAATCTCCAACGTCAATTAAATCAGTTGAATGACTTGAAAGAGATGTTCCGTCTTCCTAAAGTAGAGAATCAAAATCGTCAACCATTTGAAGAGGTTGACGAGTGAAATTTACTCGTGGTATGAAGGTTCAGTATCACGCCACCACAGGGTGGGTAGACTTTATCAGTGATAGGTATATCACTATTTGTTATGTCGATCGACCTGACCCATCATGTCGTCATGGTCGTTATCAGTCAACTTTATGTGTTTTTCGAGAGTATTGGGATGAAGTACGCAGTTGTGTGGATGAAGAACAAGAAGAAGGGGCAAGCGAAACAGCAAGCGATCTTCTATAACTTAGATGATGCTAGCATGTGGGAACAACACATTAACAAAACAGAACACGCTAAAACTAACATCATCCCTATCTTTAGTGATCAATGATAGACACTTTTTCTGTGCGCCAACTTAGAATTGACGATCTAATATTAAATGAGATGATTGCTGAGTTGGACCTGATAGGTGACTGGAAGCAAGCATTAACTTTTAATCAAAATTCTAATTGGAGATCTACTAAAGTTAAGTTTATTGATTCATCTCATTACATTGGAGAACTTTGTTACGACAACGTAATGGATGTCAACCTAGAGATGTATAATTACGACATTTGTCAATTTGATAACAACCAATTCCAATATGCACATTACAATGTAAATGATTACTATAAATGGCATGTTGATGCTATTGATACTAAGAAGATTGTTCGTAGATCTTCTGTCCGAAAACTCTCGTTTTCATTAGTTTTAAATGATGATTACGAGGGTGGTGTACTACAAATAGCAACACCACAAACACCAGACTCAGAAGATCCATATCATATTTTCTCTGTGCCTAAAAAACGTGGCACATTGATAGTTTTTTCTAGTCACATTTTACATCAGGTAACTCCAGTGACACATGGTATCAGAAAAAGCATCGTTGGATGGTTCACTGGTCCACCACTTCGTTAACTGGACTAGGGGGTTGACACAGACCTCAAACTGGTGTATATTAGGTTCATGGGAGAGGAAGCGCCCTAAAGACTCCACTGTACAACGGGCAATTAAGTCCGAGACATTCAAAAGTAAAAACAAATGAAAAAATTCTGGTCAGAAGTACTCCTTCTTCCTTTCACGACTAACTCTCAGGATAATCCTCTTCATGAGAATCAAGTCATGGCATTGCTTGACAAGTTTGGTTACAAATACGTTTGGCAACCAAATGGTCCTCAGAACTCTCCTGATTTCCGTGTAACTCTTGACAACGGCAAGACTGTTGACATTGAGTGTAAGTCTTCTAAGCAAGCATATCCCACATATAATGGTGGTTTGCCTAAGTCAGGCACTGTTTATGTATTCAGTTCATCCAAATACAACGAGACTACCATCTATTTTTCAGATGATGTAGTTTCTAATCGTAAGCGTGAATTGTTCGCTTGTCTGATTGCTGAACTTCAGTTAGTTCTTGACAAGTATCAAGCGATGCCAGAGTGGCAGGATGACAACCGTGGATTTAATTTTTACATTCGTAACATGTTCACTCAATCTGGTGGTTGGAAGCGTACCAACTATTTCAAGCACTCTGATCGTCAACTTTGTGAGTCTAATGTTCTCAATTTTAACTGGTAACTGCCAATCTGTTCTCTCCACTTATGGGGAGAACTTTTTTCATTCTTGTATTACTGACCCTCCTTATGGTATGGGTATGGATCATTGGGATCATTCTGTTCCTGATGTAGACATCTGGCGTGAAGTATATCGTACACTTCGCCCTGGTGCATTCTGTCTTGCGTTCTGTTCTCCTGAATTGTATCATAGACTCGCATGTAATGTAGAAGACGCGGGATTTATGATTAAAGATCAGATCATGTGGATGACTACCACCAAGATGCCCAAGTATAATAAACTTAAACCCGCACACGAACCCATTGTCGTAGCACAGAAACCGTACAAAGGTACGCTCAAGGATAACTTTGAGGAATGGGGATGCGGAATGATTGATACAACTAACACTCGTATTCCGTGGGATAAGAAACCTCCTACTGGTTGGGTGGCACAAGGTGCTAAACGTCGCACATTTGGTAAAGATGGTAAAACTACAGGTACACAGAAAGAGTATGGAACTGTAGATGCTAATCCTGATGGACGCTATCCATCAAATATCATTGGTGATGTACAACATGAGCATCAAAAGTATTTCTATGCTCCTCGTGCCACACGTAAAGAGAAGGGACAAGATAACGATCATCCTACAGTTAAACCCGTGAGTTTGATGGAGTATCTTATCAAAATCTATTCTCCCATTAATTCTACCGTACTTGACCCATTTTGTGGCAGTGGAACAACTGGCGTTGCTGCTCTAGGTATTGATAGAAACTTCATTGGAATTGATTCTGATGAGCACTATTGCCAAATCGCATCAGATCGACTAAGATCAGTGTGTCCTGAGACCCCTCCACAATCGCCCACAAGCGTCTTGAACCACTTATGACTGACCAGACTATAGAAGTGCCTCTAACGCCCTCTGAGATCCGATACGTGATGGATCTTATGGTTGGGTGTCCTCTCGGATATTCAACCGACTGTATGGTAAAGAATGGAATCAACGATGCTGCCCTTTACAACCAGTTTGAGAACTGTCTACCAAACGCGCACAGCACCCCATAACCGTGTATATTAAGAGAGTCAAAGGAACACACCACATGCAACTCACCACACTCGTCACCACAGTTGACTTCTTTCCTGAAGCATTCATCGCTGAAGAGTCTGGCACTGTCGTCAAGCGTTTCCAGAAGCGTGTCACATGGAATGCTAACGGTCTCAAGTCTTACAGCACTGTCACCATGCTCACTGCTAAAAATGAGTGGGCAGAGCGTATCGCTAACGGTGCTGAGGTAACTAACTACAACGTTGAGCAGATGCCTCGCTCTGAGTACACCCCGATGGCAGTTTGATGAGAGGTACAGGTACTCAGTTTCTCCTAAGTGGCATTATTGCCTTTGTCACTATCACATGCTATCTGCTATTCTTAGCACAGCGTGATGCCAAGATGATGAACTACTATGACTCAACCATTCAACAAGGGACTACACATGTTCACTAAAGACGACCACAATTTTCTTGATATGTTGTTTGGTAAGTTCACCAAGCATATTGACACTGATATGTTTGATCTCCATGATGATGACACTGCTGGTATGGATGCATTAGAACTACGAGCAGCAGAACTTGAGATGACTGTTGATGAGATGCTCCATGCTGATCTTTAATGACAGAACTACCATCTGATTTCCCTCATC